CGCACCGACTTGACGGTGGTCGTGCGCGGCTCCCAGACCGTGCGCGTGGTGCCCTTCGTCTTGCCGGCCACCTTCACCGGCACCGTCTGATGCTCGGTGAACCAGAGCGCCGCGTCGTCGCTCACCCGCTGCCGATCCGGGCGGGCCGTGCACACCCGGCGCAGGACCTCCTCCGGCACGAACACCGAGCAGACGATCAGCAGCGAGCGGTCGTCGTGGAGGATCTGGAAGTCGCACACCGGCGTGTCGTCCACCGGAATGATCGTCACGCGCGCCCCTCCGTCTCGATGACCTCTCCGAAGATCGTGCCCTTGAACCGATGGATCACCGCGAGGCTCTGCTGCGTCTGCGGCGACACGGTGCGCGCCTCGGGATGCTGCGCCAGGTAGGCCGCCAGCTCGGCCGCCGAGACGTCCGGCGGCTTGCACCGCGGGCACCGGCACGCCCGGTAGCGCCGCTGGTAGAGCGCGCCGAGCCGCCGCTCGTCGAGGATGCGCTGCACGCTCTCGCGGAGCAGCGTGCGGAACACCGTGCGCCGCTGCTCGCGCGTGGCCAGGCGGCGCTCCAGCCGCGCGTGCTCGGCGAGCCGCCAGACGAGGTAGGCGTCGCGGTCGCCTTCGCCCCAGTCTTCGGGATGCGCGGCCTCGATCCCGCGGGCGCGACACCACTCCTCGCGGGTCACGGCTTCGCCTGCGTCGCCCGGCGTTCCTGCAAGGCGAGCGACTCCGCCAGCGGCCGGAGCTTGTCGAGCGGCACCTTGCGCAGGTCGTGCGGGCTATAGCCGCGGCCGACGTGGGTCTCCCACATCGCGTCCTTGGCGCCCTGGCCCAGGTTCAGCGCTCGCGTGAGGTTGAGGATCGTCTCGATCACCTGGTCGAGCTCGGACGGCGCGCCGTCGTCGTCGCCCTCATCGAGATCGACGAGCGGGATCTCGTTGCCCGAGTCGTCGACGAGCACGCCGCTCGCCTTCGGGGCCTCGCGCGGCACCGAGCGCTTCTCCTCGCGGGTGGCCCGCTTCGGCGGCGTGAGCGAATTGCCGTCGTCGTCCTCCTCGTGGGCCATGACACAGCCGAGCGCGCCGAGGCTGATCTTCCGGCCGTAGGTCACCGCGGCCGCGATGCTGTGGGCATCGGGCTTGGGCACGGGAATGAACGTCGGATCACTCTCGATCCACTGCCCGTCCTTGCCGAACCGCGTGCTCACCCCGATGCCCACGCTGCCGGCGAGCTCCAGGAACGCCACGTTCTGCGCGACGCTCACGCCCTGCTCGGCCAGGCACCGCACGGCCGGGTCGTAGGCGTAGAGCGTGGTGTAGCCCGAGCCGAACCGCGGGTTCACGGCGTCCTTGACGAGCGGCGGGACGAGCAGGCGCGCCTTGGCCATGGCCGCGTCGATCAGGTCCGTCTGCGGACTGGTCTTCACCGCCGCCACCGCCACCGGAACCAGGCCCAGGTCGACGAGCGCGCGAGCACCGTCAGGGCCAGGTACACGGAGGGGATCTCGCAGCGCCGCGTCATCGCGACCGCCACGGGCGCGACCTCAGCCGGTCGAGCTCGTCCTCGGCGTCGTCGAGGTCGTTGCGCCAGAGCAGACACACCCAGACGAACAGGACGGCCGCGCAGGCCAGCCACAGCACCCCCACCGCTCTGAGCACGCCCCAGGTCACCGTCATGCCGTCGCAGTAGTCCATCAGCGTCCTCGCTTGCGGCGTGGGGGTTCGCGTCGGAACTCGGCGAGGTAGGCGTCGCGGAAGCCGCTCTCCGCGATCGCCGCCGCGAGCAGCATCTCGGCCAGCGCGGGATCATCGGTGATCCACGGGATCGTGCCGGTCTGGGTGTTGCGCCGCACGACCGACTCGCCCTCGGGCGTCGCGATCACCACGGCCAGCAGGCGCTCCACCGTGCGCGTGCGCCGCCGCGAGCAGCCGATCGCCGGCTCCTTGCCGCCCAGGCGGCCGAGCTCCGCGAGCTCGTCCCACGGGCTCGTGACCTCGCGGGCCTTCCAGTCGTCGTAGCTGCGGCGGGCCATCACGCGGACTCGGGCACGCGCAGCGCGCGGCGGCGATCGAACTCGGCGGCGACGGCATGCACCTCGGCGAACGTGCGCGCCGGGTCGTCGTTCCAGTCGAAGATTCGGCCGAGCCCGTAGGTCCCGCCGAGCCCGATGATGTCGCGGAGCAGCGTGATGTCCTCGCCGGGCAGGCACTCCTCGCCGCGAGCGTCCGGAGGCTTGCCGGTCAGCGCCTCGCGCACCGCGAGATAGAGACACGTCTGCCCCGTGAACCGCAGCGGGCCGCCTCGCCACCATTGTTCGGGCCGCGCGAGCAACTCCGCTACCTTCATGTCGCACCTCCTCGGCAGAGTCAGGAGGGTGGCGCCCAGGAGCAGGCAGACCGCGACACCGAACCGAAACGCTTTGAATTGCGCCGGCTAGCCGTGCGCGCTATCCTGTCGTGCTGAGCGCGGCTGAGCGAACCCTGTGCCCGTGACTCTCGCCCCGAAAGGTGAACCCAAGAGCATGGGCTGTCAAGGAAGATCGAAAGGAACCACAATCCCAGATGAAATCAGGGGGGTCCCGGCCTACCTATAGTGGTTTGAGCAAAGTTTCACGACGTACCGCCGAACGTCCGACCTCGGAGCGCATGTCTGCCCGCGAGTTTCAGGGCCTCCTCGGATGGACCCAACTCGAATACAATCAATGGCTTACGGCGAAGGGATACGGCACGCGCTCGAACTACAAGCGGCGCGGCATCCCGGCGGCCATCGCGGTCAATGATCTCTTGAAGTATTATCGCGAGGGTGAACGCGCACTTACCGAGGCGGTGGCCGCCGGACGCGAAAGCGCCTTCTTCTCAGGTAGTGATTTGGGGGGCCTGCTGGCCAGGCTGCGACGCATGAGTCGCCTCCCCGACGCTGCCCTGGCGGTCCTACTGGAGCTCGCCTACGAGCTCTGGGAAATCCAGGTCTCCGATCCCGAGCGCTACCGCACCGTGCTTGCCCACATCAAAGATGTCCGCCAACTCCTCGGGCTCGAACCGCTGGCCCCGAAGATCCGCGTCGGCGAGATCCGCACGAAAATCAGGCGGGCGCGCCGTGCCCTCCGCACGCCCGCGGCGCTCCCGCCGTCGCCACCCCCGGCGCCGCCGCCGGCCACCGGCTAGAGTTTCGGGAGCGCGAACCAGCCGCCCGGCATACTGCCCGTCAGCACCGCGACCAGCACCAGCAGCATCAACAGGCCGACGATGGCCCAGACGCTCCAGGCGATCCAGGATTTCGGTGGCTCGGGCAACGGCGAGCTCGCGACGACCCAGGACAGGATCGCGCCGGCCAGGCCGAGCACGAGTAACACGACCACGACCTTGATCAACAACAGCAGGACCGCGACCATCAGTCCCCTCCCCGCATGACGATGCGAGCGGCGTCGCTCTCGCATCGAAACGCCACGCCGAGCAGCAGCGCGACCATCAGGCCCGCGAGCACCAGCAGCGTCGCCCGCGTCATTTCTTCTTCTTCGCCTTCTCGTCCCGCGCGCGCTGCTGCGCCGCGGCGCCGCTGCGCAGCACGTGCTCGCCCAGGTAGCCGAGGCCCTTCGGAACTTTGGTGATCACGTTCGCGGTCGGCTCCACCCAGGCCGGCGCCGTCAGCGGTTCGAGCTTGCCGACGTACTTGGTCCCGAGGTTCGGCAGCCCGATCGCCGAGAGCACCGAGCGCTTGAGATTGCCGGAGCCGGTGTTCGTGCCCGCGACGGTCTGCCGCAGCGGGTCGAGGAGCTCGCCGCCGCCCGTCGCCGGCTTGTCGGCGCCCATCGGCTTTTCGCCACGGAACAGCGCCTGCTGGAACTTCTCGAAGTCCTTCTCGCCGAGGGCGCGCTGCAGCTTCGCCGCGCGCTCGGGATCGGTCGAGATCATCAGCTGCAGCTTGCGCATGTTCAGCATGCCATCCTGGTCGAGGACCTTCGAGTCGCGTAGGAAGTCGTACAGCACGCGCCCCTTGCGGTAGTCCGTCTGACCGGCCTCCCACAACTCGCGGGCGAGGTTGTCGGCGCCGTGCTTCGGTTCCCAGCGCGGCCGCGCCATCGCGTTCCGGGCGGCGACGTCGACCCCGGTCTCCGCGGCCTCGATGCCCTCGCTGATCTCGCGCCGCACCTTCGCGTAGAGCCGGGCCGGGTCCTGGTTGCCGTAGCGCGGATCGAGAACTTTCTTGCCGCGCATGGCGTCGCCGATGTCGGACAGCACGGCGTTCGCTTCCTTCACGGTCATCACCGCCGGCTTGCCGTTCTCGCCGAGCGACGGGATCGCGATCTGCCCCGCCCCGAGCTTCACGTCGTAGGGCGGATTGAATCCGGCCCCAGGGCTGGCCTCGGTGCCGGGCAGGTTGCCGGGCAGTCGGTTCTCGACCACCCCTGCGACGCGCTCCTTCTCGGCGTTCATGCGCGGCAGCCCCGGCCCGCTGGTGTCCTTCGTGGCCTCGCGCCAGACGAGCTTCTGGACGTCCTCCGGCGTCTCGGCGCCGCGCAGCGACGGGTTGATCTCCCCGACCGCGCCCATCACCCGCCGGGTGTCGGCCTCGTTCACCCGCTTCTTGCCGCCGGGGCCGACGCGCAGCAGCCACTGCGTGACCTTCGGCGCCGCCGCCATCAGGGCCTCGCTCGGCCCCTGCGTCGCCAGGGCCTGGCCGGCACCGGCACCGCGCGGCTCGCCTGTGAGCTCGCCGGTCACCTCGCCCGCGGTCGCCCCGACCAGCAGGCGCGCGAGCGCCGGGTAGTTCTCCAGGGCCTCCAGGCCGGCGACCTTGAGGCCCTGGCGCACGAGGGGCGGCGCGAGCTTCGTCGCCGCCTTGCCGACGCGCACCGCCCGGCCGGCCTGCCCCGTGGCCAGGTCGATCGCCAGCTGGGTCGGCGTGTTCGGCAGCAGCGCGCGGGGCAGCGCGGGCGCGACCGCTTCGCCCGCACGCTGTCCAGCCTCGGCCTGCGCCTGTTTCACGGCCGGATCGTTCATGCCCGGCGTCAGCTTGAGCGTCGGGTTCGGCTCGTACTGTCCGGCGATCACGTTGGCGCCGGCGGCGGCGCCGGTGCCGATCGCGCGGCTCACGGCCTCGTGCGCCTGCGAGTAGTAGCTCGGCGGCTCCGGCTGCGGTCCCGCCGTCTTGGGGCTCACGTACTCGCGGTTGGGCGGGACCTGCGGCGGCGGGCCGGCCGTCGCCGTCGAGATCGAGGAACTCGACTCCACGCCCTTCAGGGCCTTGGCGACATCGGCGTCGGTGAAGTCGTCCGGAAACTGGTGCCGCGTGCCCTGGTACTCGATCTCTCTCATGGCAGTTTCACCGGGTTACCCTGCGCGTCCTTGCCCCACTTCTGCACCGGGGCGGCACCCGCCGGCTTCGCCGCCCCGCCCTGGGGCCGCGGCTCCGTGGGATCGGGCGGCACCGCGTAGCGATTGCCGCCGCCCCGCAGGATGTTGATGATCGCCGCGCGGTCGTTCTTGAGCACGCGCTGGGCGCCGCGGAGCTTCGACATGATCACCGGCAGCGGGTCCTCGTTGCTCCAGACGTACTCGCGCAGGTAATTCAACTCGGCGGTGGTGTTGGCCAGGCCGGCGATGTCGCGGCGGAGCAGGCCAGCCGCATGCGCGGACTTCGCGATCGTGTCGCGCTGCTCCTCGGTGAGCAGCCAGCCCGTCCACTTGTCGAGCTTGCGCGCGATCCACCCCTCGGGGTTCGAGATCCACGTCCCGAAGGTCGACGCGATGGCGGGATCTTCGTAGGCCTTCAGGAGCTCCGTGATCGTCAACGCGCTCCGGTCGAGCTTCTGCAGGTCGCTGCGCTCGCCGGGCGGCGTCGGCTGCGGCGGACCTTCGAGCGTCCGTCCGCTCGGCAGCCGGAGCAGGCCACCCATCTGCACCGAGGCCCCGGGCTTGAGGGCGTCCATCTTGTCCGCGGCCCGGAGCGTGTCGGGATGCTGCGGTCCCCGCTTCGGATCGTGCATGGCCGTGAACCACTCGTTGACGGCCACCACGAAGGCCTGATCGCTGCTCGTCTGCGTCGGCTTCGGACCGACGCCAGGAATCCGGGTCACCGTCGGCTGGTTGGTCGCCGGATCGACCGCGACCAGGTACGGCCCCTTGGCGTCCTCCTCCATGTAGGTCGTCCACTTGTCGGTCTTGCCCTGCACCCCCTCGACCTGGCGGGTCTGCATCTTGCCGTCCGCGTCGCGCCACATGGCCCACTCCCGGCCCTGCGCATCCGTGATGTAGCGCGGCTCGGAGGCCTTGGGAGCCTGGCCGACGCCCGTCGGCCCCTCGACCGGACGGCTCACCATCTGCCCGTCCGCCCCGCGCCACATCACCCACTCCTTGCCACTGGCGTCCGTGACGTAGCGCGGCTCCGAGGCCTTGTCGGTGTCGGGCTTCTTGGTGGCATCGGGCACGAGCTGGGACTTGAGCTCGCCCGTCTGCGGGTCCAGCCACGTCGCCATCAGGCCCCTGTCCGTCCACTGCAGTTGCGGCGCCGGCTGGCGGACGGCTTCGGGGAACAGCTTCTTGAGCAGCGGCTCACCTTCCTTGCCCATCTCGATGAGCTGCAGCATGAGCTGCAGGTCGGCGGGGTCCTTCACCATGCTGAGCGGCGAGGGGCGCATCACCGGGCCGGCGCCGGTCGGCGTGGCCGGCGCGGGGCCTCCGGCCTGCGGCCCGCTGGTGATCGGCGACGCGGCGACCTCGCCGGGCCTGGTCGTCGGCGGCGCCTTCGGGGGCGGCGGCACGATCGTGCTGGGCGCCGTCTGCAGCGCGCCCATCTCCTGCTCCATGCCGTAGGCGTCGCTGGGCTGCTCGGGCGGCAGCGGCAGCGTGCCCGCCCCGCCTTCGCCCATCGGGGCAGCCCCCGTCTGCTGCGCCTCCGTCAGCAGATCTTTCTCGCGGAGCAGGCGTTCGACGCGGCCCTGCTGTACCCGCGTCGCGTACTCCTCCTGCGGCGTCATCGGCGTCGGGCCGGTAGGCGCCGCCGGGGCAGGCCCCTGCGGCGGGGCGCCCGCAGCCCGGAGGGCGATCAGCTTGGTGAGCTTCTCGATGTTCTGCGCCCGCAGCGCGGCCTCGCGCTCCTTGCGCAGCTCGGGCAGCATCGCGGTGTACGCCGCGGTCGGCATCCGCCAGGGTCCGGTGAGCCCGGCCGGCCTCTTGAACATCTCGGGCATGGCCTGGGCGAGCGGCTCCATGTCGATGAAGGCGGCCTCCTCCAGCCGCTGAAGCTCGCGCTCACGCAGCTTGCGATCGGCCGCCTTCTGCTCGGCCTCGAACTGCAGGCGGCGATTCTCTCGCGCGACCTCGCCCCAGCCGCCGATGCCGGTGCCGATACCGCTGAAGATCGCCGCCAGTGGACTCGCCATCGCTTACGACCCCCCGCTCGACTTGGACGGACCAAAGATCCCGGCCAGGCCGCCGATGCCGCCGGCGATGCCCGTCGCAATCAACTGGTTGCGCTGCATCTCCCGCGCGAGATCGTGTCGGCGCTTCTCCAGGTCCTCGCGCGAGTTGACCTCGGCCATGAACTGGTTCTGCTGCTGCTCGCGGTTCGCGCGGTTCGTGTAGTTGGTGCCCGCGGTGCTCACCGCGAACCGGTTCGCATCGGCCTCGTTCTTGGCGTTGGTGAAGGCGATGTTGGCGTCGGACTGGATTTGGCCGGTCCCCGTTTCATACGCCTGCCCCAACGCCGCCCGCCGCGCGGCCTCGTCGGCGCGCGCCTCCGCGCCGGCCCCGAGGATCGCCTCGCGACGCGCGCGTGCGGTGGCGTCGAACGTCTCGCGGTCGATGTCGGCCTTGCGATCGTTGAGAATGGTCGAGAGTCCGACCCCGCGATGAAACACGTCCTGCGTGGCCTTCTGCCGCTCGGCCAGGGCCGCGCGGTCGATCTCTTCCTTCGCCCGATCGTAGAGCGCCGCCTCGATGCGCGCCTGCCCCTGCGCGGGATGCGCGAGGACGTCCTGCAACCCGCTCATGCTGGAGAGCTGGAGCCGGCGCGCCGCCTCCAGCGCCTGCGGCGTCATGGGAACGTTGAAGGGCGTCGGCCGCGTGTACGCGCCGATCGCCTCGGGATCTTCCAGCAGGGACGCGAGCCCGCCGCCGGCCGCGCCGCCAAGCGTCTTGGTCGCCGAGGGGCCGGCCCCGATGGCCTGGCCGATCATCCCGGTTTTCGCCGTAAGTCCGCCGCTGGAGTAGGCCGACGGGGCTCCGTAGCTCGTGACCGTGCTGGTGGGCGCGTACGACGGCCCCGTGTACGGCGTGTACGGCGTGCCCGCCGGGACCCCCTGAAGGAGGTGATCGTTGGCGAGGTTCCCCCCTCCGCCGCTGTTATTCCACTCGTCCCACCACTCGGGTTCGATGCTCCCGGCCGGCTTCAGCGTCACCGCCATGGTTACCGCCCTCCCCGGGCCATCAGGCGCTCCAGCGCGCCGGGCTCCTGCGCGATCTCACTGAGCCGGGGCACGAAGGGTGTGAACGCCGCGGCCATCTCCGAGCCGCTCGGCTGCGGCAGCACGTCCGGCTTCGGCACCGTCATCGCACTGACCGAGGACGGCACACTCGGCTCGCCGAGCGCCAGCAGCTTGCTCGCGCCCTTCTCCGCCCCGCCCAGCACCTTGCCGAGGACATCGCCGAGCCCACCCCCGGTGATAGCGTTCTTCGCGCCGCTGAGGATTCCCCCGAGCCCGCCCGGCTTGGGCATCTGATTCTCGGAGCGCTGGTCGATCGGCACCGTGGTGCCCGGGATGTCCGGATCGAGGTTCGCGCTGCCGAAAATCGGATCGTTCGACAGCGAGCTGGCATCGGCGGCGAGATTCGGATCGTAGATGCCACCTCCCACGCCCTTCACGATGCCACTGTCGTCCGTCATGTCGCCGTAGTCCCCGACGGACTCCCCGGCGCCGGTGTAGTCGATCGTGGAGTAGCCTGGCTCCGTGTACAGCGAGCCGTAGTCCGGCACCGCGTACTCAGCCCCGGTGTAGTCCGGGAGTGCAGGGACATCGGACCACCCCGAAATACCGCCGAAATCATCCGGCAGCCCGCTGAGATCAATGTCGCCCCACCAGTCGCCCCACGGGGAATACGCCATCGTCCTCTCCTACCCGAGCGCGCGTTCCAGGCCGCGCTTGCCCGCGATCGCCTGCCGCAACACGTCGGACGAGACCGGCCCGTACTGCTGCGCCTCGTCAATGCGCCGCTGCCGTTCGTCGCGCGCCCACCGTTCCATCGTCGCGGCGTCGGCGTTGTAGTACTGCGACTTCGGATCGTCGTAGCCGAGATATTGCCGATACGCCTGGCGCGCGCGCTCCTGCACCGCCGGGTCCTTGTTGATCAGGTTCTCCAGCGCCGACTGCGCGCGCGAGCCAAACTGCTGCCCCATCTTCCGCGCAGCATCGAGCCCGGGATTCGGGGCCTCGTCCCCTGACTGGTAGCGCTCCAGATACTCGGGCGAGGCGATGTACGCCTGCGCCTCGGCTGCCGCCTTCGATCTGGCGTCCTGGAGCCCCGCGAGAATGCCCTTCGCCTGCGTGTTCCCCGACAGCGCGTCGGCGTGCAAGCGCAAGGTCGCGTCGAGCCACTCGGTCAGGCGCTGGGACTCGTCCTTCAGCTTGCCGGGATGCACGCCCGCCTGGAGATCGCCGCGGATCTTGCCGCCCTCTTTCAGGATGCGCGCGGCGTCCGCGAAGGAGAGCTGCGGGATGCCCGGATGGTTGCCGTTCAGCTCTCCGAGGTGGTTGCCGGCCTTGTCGTACATGTTCACCGCCGCCATCGCCTCGGCGCCGGGCTTCCAGAGATGCTTGACGGCATCCATCCACTCGGCCGGGTTCGCGGCGTAGCGGAGATTCGAGAACTCCTGCCGGTTGCCCTGGATCGTGCGGCCAACCTCCATCGCCTCGCGCACGGCATGAGGGACGTCGGGCGCGAGCGCCTTCGCGAAGTTCCGCATGATCGCCTGCGTGATCAATCCCGTCACGGGTCCCACCACGCCGCCGAGCGCGGCGCTGCTCGTTGACGCCAGCGCCGTGAGGCCGGTAGTGGCGGCGTTCATGCCGAAATTCAACCCCGCGGCAGCCGGCGTCATCTTCCCTTCCAGGACGTTGTAGATGTCCGCGCCCGTGCCCAACGCCAACTGCGCGTAGGGCGCGGCGGCCCCGACCGCCGACAACGCGGGCGTCGCATATCCGAGCGCCTTCGCCGCCTCGATGCCGCCCTTCACGGCCGTGGTCACCCCGCTGGCCACCCCGAGCCCGCCCAGCACCGGATCACCGCCTTTCGCGATGTTGTAGGCGTTCTGCCCGGCGTTGACGAGCCCTCCCAGCCCGCCGACCGCCGCCGATCCGGCGTTCGCGAGGCCGCCGAGGTTCGTATCCTTGCCGAGCAGGGTCCCGAGGCCGCCGAGCGCGCTCGCGCCGAGCTTCGTCGCGCCTCCGGCCACCCCCAGCCCGCCCAGCACGGCCAGATCGTCCTTGCTCAGGCTCTTCGGCTGCGGCAGCGGAGGCGTGACCTCCGAGCCCAGCTTGCCGAGCGTGGTCGTGGGCGTCGTCGGCGTCGTCGGCGTCGTCACCGCTGACGTGGCCGACGGCGTGGCCGAGGGCGCGGCGGACGGCGGCGTCGGCGTCGTGGTCTTCGCCGCGTCGAGGGCCGGCGTCGCCGAGACCGCGGGCGTCGGGGTCGGCGTGAAGTCGTAGCGCCCCGAGCTGCGGAAGCGCCGCTGCTCCGCGGGCACGTCGCCGAACACGCGCGCTAGACCTTGAGCCATGCCTCGAACGCCGCACAGAGGCGCCGCACCAGCGGATCGGTGTGCATCGCCTCCCGCACGGCCACCAGCGCGTCGAGCACGTCTCCCAGCGCGGTCTCGCGCCGCTGCTCGACGGTGGGCGGCGGCGGCGGCAGCGGCTGGCCGTCGCTCTGGATCACGTCGATCACCGTCGCGAGGTCTTCGTCCTCCACCTCGCGCGTCTCGAAGGACAGCCGCTCCGGCTCGACATGCAGCGCGTCGGCGAGATCCTGCCGGTGCGCCTCTTCCGGCACCCCGGCGCCGGTCACGTACCAGCGCAGGAGCGTGCTATCGAGAAAGGCCCGTCGTACGGTCGTCGTCATTCGTCGTCCCTAACAGCCACGCCGCCCACGAGCAACCCGACCACGATCGTCACGAAGTACACCGCTTGCCCATCGCCCAAAGATACGCCTCCCCCCGCGTTGGCCTGGCGGACTGCACGTCACCAGCCCCACCGGCGTCCGGACCGACTCGCCGACGTCGCTCTCGCCGATCGCACTCACCTCGATCCGCCAGGTGCCGACCGCGAGTTGTACCGTCCAGGTCGGCGCCGTGGTGATCGCCCTCCGCTCGTCGTTCACGTACCAGGCCCAGCCCGTGTGGACCTCGCCCGCGTGCCGCGCGTCGGGCACCAGGGTCACGGTGATCTCGCCGGTGACCTCGGCGACCTCGGGCGGCTCGACGACGCTGCCGATCGGCGGGCCGTACTTGTAGGCGTTCGTCCGCGAGTCGAGGAACAGGATCAGATCGTCGATGTCCTCGTCGGATAGCTCCGGGCGCGGCACCCCGGTGCCCCAGCCCGCACGGATCTCCTCGGCGAGCGCCGCGCGGTCGATCTCCAGCCCGCGCTCGTCGAGCGCGTGCCGCATCCAGAGATCCATCGCCGCCGGCCCGATGTAGTTCTGGAAGTCCGGCCCGTAGAGCTTCAGGAACGACGGGCGATGGTACACGGGCTCGCCGGGACTGGTGCCGTTGCCGTAGATCCACTGCCCGCGCTCGATCGCCTCGAACTCGGTATCGGTCCAGCGGCGATCGGTCTCGTTGCGCGAGCGCACGTAGACCATCCACGGGACATTGGCCGCGTGGAAGATGAAGCCCTGCGGCCCCACGTCCTGATGGTTGATCGAGACCGCGAGCGGGTACGCCGGGTCCGGCAGACGGTTCGCCGGCCCGTCGAGCATCCGCTTGGTGCCGATATTGGGACGCGTCCGGATGATCGGCCCGCTGTTCACCCACGTGTCACCGCTTGGTCTCCACCAGCGCCCGGTGTTCGACTGCCAGGCCCCGGTCGCGATCGAGTCGATCGGCCCGACCTTGGCGCGACGATCCGCCACGAACGAGCAGCCGCTGAACACCCTCGTGCCGACCTCCTCGTCGGGGTCGGGGGAGAAGTCGAGGTCGAACGCCTTGGCGACCTGCTCGCCGACGAGGTCGAAGCTGTAGGCGTCCCACACGTGGAAGCCCGAGGCCATCAGGCGGCCGTCCGAGAGCTCGGTGAGGGCCTGGGGGCGCAGGACGCTCGCGTTGCTGAACGGCCCCGGGCGGACCATCGCGCGCAGGACCTCGGGCGGCAGCTTGCTCACCTTGCCGCGCTGGCCGAGCGCCTCGCGGTCCGTGTCGGCGCCGCCGATGCGGAGCTCCTTGTCGGTCGGCTCGAAGGGCTCGCCGGCCTCGGTGCGCGACTGGAACACCGTCCGGACGATGCCCGTCCCCGCCAGGCGGTTCGGAATGATCTCCACCAGACGCCCGCTCACCGTCACCGTCGCGTAGAACTTCCCGTTGCTGTGCCGGAGGATGTCCCACGGCTCGCGGAAGCGGGCCTCGGCGCCGTCGCCGTCCTCGTTGCCCTCGGCGCCCCACGGATCACCGCACCACGTCCGGACCGGCGTGTCCGCCACCGTCTCATCGTCGTAGTCGAGGAAATCGCTCTGCCGCCACGGGCCGACGATGAGGATGCGGTGATGCAGGGTGTCGGTGATGAGCCCGATCTCCTGATCCTCCGCAGCCTCGGCCAGCAGCACGGACGCCGGACCGACCCAGGTGCCCCACGGCTCGCCGAGCCCAGGCTTGCAGTCGATCCACCGCCCGCAGAGCTCCAGGCGCGACATCGCCTTGTCGTGCTCCTGCTGCTCGGACGGCGACATCACTTCCACGCGCGTGTTATGCCACTCGTCCCAGTACAGGTGCGGACTGTTGCTCTTGGTCCTCCAGCCGACCAGCGTCCGCGAGAGCCCCTGCTCGACGTCGGTGTACCCGAAGCGTCCGCGCGTCTCCAGGAACCAGAACCAGCCGTTGTGCCACGCCCCGGGGCTGCTCGGCCACTGGTGGTGGATGACGCAGTGCTGCCGGCAGCCGTCCGTCATCAACGTCTTTTGCGTTTCGAGATCCGCGTCGTAGTAGTGCTGCCGCACCCAGATCCCCAGGCGATCGTGGCTGTCGGCCGCGGCGTAGAGCGGCATGCCGTGATGCCACGACCACGCCATCCGATCGACCTCCAGGGTGTCCGGCTGCGTGGTGTCGATCGGCACGGTCACGCGCGGGAGCAGCGGGCGATGCACGTGGGCCAGCAATCCGCCCGGCCACCACACGGGCACCGGACGGTCGGTCGTCTCGATCAAGGGCGACCCGTTGATTTCGTACTTGGTGACCACGCTCCACAGCCACTGCGGACGGTTCACGTCGCCCTGGCCGTCGAGGGCCACCGGCTCGCCGAGCACGCAGATCGGCGGGCCGTCGACGCCGGCGGGCCAGCGCGCCTCGCCCCACAGCACGGTGGAGTAGCCGGGCACGGTGAACCGCGACCAGTCGATGGTGGCCGCCCACGGCGCCGGCCCTGGCAGCCAGTCCGACGCCGGCTCCAGGCGGTCCTCGACGCCGACCAGGAACCGGAATTCCGGATAGCCGTGCGGCGGCACGTTGGCCGTCGCCGGCGGCGGCTTGTCCGGCCGGTAGGGATAGATCACGATCGGCGTCTCTTCCACGCTGCCGAGCCACGCCGATTCGACGCGCGGTGCCGCGGGGGCCTCGAACCGGGTGATCTCGCGGTGATAACGGTTCCAGAGTTGCGTGCCCCGCACGCCCGCGGCCGCGTAGAAACCGATGTAGTACCCGAAGCTCATCACACCCCCAGGAGTTCGAAGACGCGCACGTTGGCCGCCCCCACCGTGATGACGCCGCCCGTGTTCCGCCCGCGGATATCGAGCGACGTGATGGTCGTGGCGACCGAGAACGGCGCGCCGCGGATCAGCCCCGTGCCGGCGCCCGCCGCGGACGCGATCAGCCACACCACCGATTGCGCGTAATTCGTCTGGCGCGGACCGATGAACAGCACCGACTGCCCGGAGTCGTTGGACGTCGAGGACGCGAGCACCGTGGCCTCCGCGACCATCGTGGTGCCGTTGGCGCGCACGTCCATCAGCATCGAGTCGGCCGCCGCGTTGTTCTTCCGGAACGCGAACAGGATCAGCAGCGCCGACGTCGCGGGGACGTTCAGCGAGCTGATCGTCTTCAGCGTGCTGATCGCCGAGGACGTGCTCGTGGCCTCCGCGTCACTGACCGCGAGCAGGGTGCTCGACAGCGACACCCACGACGGCACGCTGCCGCCTCGCAGCACCTGCGTGGCCAGGCCGGCGCCGAGCCGCGCGATCACGTTGGCGCCGGCGCCGTACAGCAGCTCGCCCGTGGCGATCGCGGACAGCCCGGTGCCGCCGGTCGTCACCGGGCGCACCTCCGTGTTGAGCGCCGAAAAATTGCCGTTGAACATTGCCGCGGTCGGCACCGTGCCGTCGACCAGTTGCGTCAGCGTCGCCATCAGTCTCCTCGCCGGATGATCCGCCGATCGCGGTAATGCGCCTCGTACCCAAGGAACGTCCACGGCTCGCTCGCGCCCAGCCCTTCGAGCGTCAACCCGATCACGTCGCCCAGCCCGCGCGTGTCAATCCGCAGGATCACGCGCGACTTCGCCCCCAGCGGATCTTCGCCGAGCACCCACGTCAGCCCGAGCAGGTGCGTCGTCGGGTCCACCAGCGAGGCCATGTACGTCTGCCCGCCGCTGGTGCCGAAGTCGAACTCCGTGGTCACCCGCAGCGTGGTGTTCGCCTCGGAGTCGAAGTAGAGATAGAGCCGGCGCAGCACCTTCTCGACGCCCGGCTCGCCCAGCGCGGTGATGTGCTTGAAGGTCGCCGTAATCGGGTTCGTGGAGTCGCGATGCGGAATCCGCACGAACCCGTCGTAGCCGCCGATGTAGGGCTCCTGCACCCCGGTCGTCGCGTTCCGGACGAGCCACATGGAGGCGATGCCCCACTTCGTCGCGCCCGTCCGCGTCGGCCACACAGACCAACTCTTCGTCAACAGATGGAACACCAGCAGCAGGTCGTTCTGGCCGTCACCGTCGCTGTCGACGCCGAAGAACAGAATCCGGAAGTGCCGATCGCAGCACGCGACCGCGGTGTCGAAGGACGAGAAGGTGAGGGCCTCGTCCGTGCCGGGCAGGAAGTAGTGCTCGATCGGATCGCTGAGCAGCCGCGGCACGAGATCGCCGAACTCCGTCACCCCGGCGAGCGTGTAGATGCCCTCGGGCGCGACCCAGAACGCCTCGGTGCCCGCCGAGCACACGCCGGACAGCGAGAGGCAGCCGATCGAGGACGATTGCGGGACGCGCGTCCACGTCGAGAACCCGCTGCCCTGGAGGCGATGCAGGCTGTACTCGCGGAAGAGGATCACCTCGCCGCTGGTGAGCGCCACCATGTCGGTCAGCGGCCCCGTGCTGTCCTTGGTGTCGACCAAGATGACCGCGGCGTCGTTCGCCGTCGTGTAGTCCTCGGGGTTGTCGATCGCGGAGATCGTCAGCCGCGACGGATTCGTGCGGTCGAACAGCAGGACGTGATTGCGGTGCACGAGCACCTTGCTGGCGGCGGTGGGCGGCGAGCCGCCCAGCAACGTCGTGCCGCCCGGCGTCCCATCCGTCTTCCGCGGGGCGTCGACCCCGTTGCAGCAGATGAGCAGGTCGTTGTACTGGTCAAACGACCACCGAATCCCCGACCCCGTGGACAGCCCGGTCGCGAGGTTCGTCGTGGTGCCGTCCGCGTTGAGCCGCACGATCCGCCCATCGGTCGTGCCGCAGATCACACGGTTCACGCCCGTGCTCTGCCGCAGCTCGCGGCCGCCGGTGATCGCCACACCGCCGCCGAGCGTCGTGGTGTTCGCCGTCACGCTGTCGCGTCGCTTCGTCACCCCGCCCGAGGGCGTGAAGACCAGGTTGTCGGCCTGCGTCAGGAACGTGTTCGTCTTCGCATAGGCCAGGATCGTCGGGCTGGTGTGATTGTCCAGGCCCCCGCTGAAGTCGAACGCCCGGTAGCGCTTGAGCGCCTGCGCCATCAGACCGCCACCACGCGCAGGAAGAAGAGCGTCACGCGCACGCGGCCGGCCGCACTCGCGGGCACCGCGTTGGGCGTGAGCCGCAGGCTCGTGGCCGCCGCGTACAGACTCGGCGTCGTGGTCCCCATGCTGACCGAGCTGGTGACGCCGATCGCCGTCGAGATCCCGGTGCCGTACCGCGTGGTGGCGCCGGAGACGCCCACATCGAACGTGGCGGCGGTCGGAATCGCCACCGACACGCGCACGGCGGTCCCGAGCCCCATCGAGGCCGCCGGGAACTTGATCCCCGTGTCGGTGAAGGCGGCGGCGGCGATCGTCGTCACCTCGGTCAGCGACTCGATCCGGACGTCGATCCCGGTCTCGGCGACCCAGCGCATGGAGCCGGCGATCGACCAGAGCCGCGAGGCGGCGGAGAGGAGGGTGCTGTTGAGCATCTCGGCGCTCAGGCCCGGCATTACCAGCCACTCAGGTACGGCACGACGTACTCCGGGTCCATCGTCTGCCGGCGGTGACTGCCCATGAAGTTCGCGACGATCGTCGAGCCCTTCTGCTCCCACACCGCGCTCGTCTCGTCGCGGTCCATCACCTGGAGGTGCGCGACCGCGTAGTGCTCGACGGCCATGTACAGCGGGTGCGGCATTTCGAGCTGGTCCTCGTCGGCGCTCAGATCCGCGAGGATCGGCACGTACCAGAGCCGCAGATCGAGGGTCATGTCGAGGGGCGGCGAGATCAGCAGGGTGCGCTCGGCCACCAGGTCGAAGGCGATGGTGTTCGGCGCCTGGTGCTCCGTGGACGACCGCAGCCCGCGCATGGCGTCCGAGTTCAGATCGCGGTGCACGAACCGCACCCACTCGTAGCCCGACGTCACGACCTCGATCAGCTTCACCTCGGTGACGTCGAAGGGGAGCTCGTACTCGGTGGTCCCCGCCACGAGGCGGAAATTGGTCGCGGCGTAGGCCACGCCGAGGATCGAGAGCGTGCCATCGGTGCTGCGCGGCGAGGACAGCAGGTAGTCGTCCTTCAGCCGCTTGACGTCCATCCACACGCGATCCTTCGCGCGGTTGATGGCCTCGATCATCTGGCTGTCGCTCCAGAACGCCGCGATCGGCTCATCGAGCGAATTCCTGACCGCCGTCTTCAGCGACGCGAGCGTCTTGCGCTGCGGATTGGTCGCGGTGGTGGGGCTCGGGGCTCCGGACCGGATGAATCCGCGCGTGACGACATGCTTGATCGGCATCTACGTCACCCTCGTGCGGCTGGTCGGTTCGCTGGTGTCATCCAGCAGATAGGTTTCCGCCGCCGTGCTCTTGTCGAGCTTCTTGGTCGTCCACGTGCCGGCGACGACCTCGAACTCGCAGAGGTTCTGCATGATCCTGTAGAGCGCCTGCGGGATGGTGGGGAGCACCCCGTCTGCCGCATAGGACTCGGCCATCGCCGTCGTAAAGAAGCCCGAGACGATCTCCGCGACCGCATCGGCGGCGAGCTGCGAGGCGCCGACCGCGTTCGGCCCGAGCGCGGTGACGCTGCCGACGCTGCCCACGACGTTGCCGCCGACGTTCCCGAGCACGCTGCCGACACTCCCGACGACGTTCCCGCCGACGTTGCCGGTCACGCTGCCCACGGCGCCGGCGACACTGCCGACGCTCCCGACCACGTTGCCGCCGACGTTCCCGGTGACGCTCCCGACGGCGCCGGTCACGCTGGCCACACTCCCGTTCACGTTGCCGGTCACCGTGCCGACGCTGCCGACGACGCCGAGGCTGCTGTTGGGGCTCGCGTAGCCGGTGCCGTCGAACCACGCCTCGGCGTTGTCGGCCGCCGCGGTGTCACCGCTGATCTGGGCCAGGTTCGCGTCTTGCTTGATCGTGCCGCCCGCGTAGCCGGTGCCGTCGAAGAATCTCTCGAGGTTCGTGCTCGCGGTGCCGCCGTCGATTAGCATGTCGTTGAGCGCGGCGCGCCGGAAGCCGATCACCGGCCCGCGCCACGGCAGCACGCCGGTCACCAGGCCCGAGAACCACCCGTACCCCTCGGTGTCGTTGTTGATGCTCGCGCCGGCCGAGGCGGGAATCTCGATCGTGTAGAGACCGTCGCCGAGGTGCGTCCAGTCGTAGCTTCCGCCCGACGTCGGCGTCACCGCGGTCTGCGTCACCACGCCCGCGCTGGTCACGAAGTTCCAGACGAGATCCATGCCGGCGGCGTTGAACGCGATCGCCGTCTCGCGCGTCTTGAAGTCGGTGTCGTCGAGCAGCGCGAGCAAGTTGACCGGCACCACCACCGCGGCGTCCACGTCGACCCACAGGTCAGGCACGGCGGCTCCTATTGCTGGGCATAGGCGTACCAGGGTTGCGTGCCGCCGCCGCCCGCAGCCACCGCGTTGAACCCCGCCATCGCGATGGCGCAATTGCGCGCGGTGGCCCACGTGTAGCCCATCGTCACACTCGCGGCGCCGCCCTCGGTGGAGGTGGCCCCGAAGACGTTGTTCGACGCGGTGGCGTTGGTCGTCACGTCGTTCGTGTCGTTGGCCTGGCCCGCGTTCGCGGTGGGGGCCTCCGTCGAGTCGCGCTTGCTGAGGAACGCCACGTAGAGCTTGTCCACCGACGCCGCGGCGTCGGTGACGGAGAGCGCCGCGGCATTCACCCCGCCGTTGTTCGAGACGGTGGCCGTCCCAAGCGCGTCGGCCGGGTCGACGCCGGTGGCGGAGCAGGCCATCCCGACCATCTGGGAGGCCACGGACAGCGTGATGACCACATCGTTGGCCCCCGACGCGGGCGCGTTGAATTCCCAGAGGTCGATGAGCGCCTGCGTGTTCCTGGCGCTCCCGATCGACGTGCCGCCGACGCCGTTGTACGTCACGCTGGAGACGACGGCCGTGGTCGACCGCGCGGCGACCCCCACCGCGAGGCCGAGATTCGCCCCGGTGTTCGTCTTCGAGAACGTCAGCGACAGGAGCGCCGTCGCGCCCGCGTCGACGACGACGTTATCGTCGAAGACTGGCGCGGCCATCCTCTGCCTCTCGGCACAGCGTGACCCAACGCTGGGCCGCCCACGCCTCGGGCGGCAGCCACGCCGGGCGGCCCTGGCGGTACTCGGCCTCGGTCAGCTCGACGGCCCGGGAGAAATCGAGGATGCCCGTCGCAGGATCCCGAGGGACCGCCTCGTACACAACGTCGCGCATCAGCGGCCTCGCCACCTCTCGCCTTGCACTCGCCCAAAGTCCCGCCGCGACGGCGTCGGGGGAATCCTGGCACTCGGCGGCGGCCCGAGCGACGCGCCCGGCGGGATGTGGCCGCCGGTCGGGATCGGCGGTCCCGGAACCGCGCCGGGCAGCATCGGATTGCTCTGGAGGCTCATCAGGGCCCGCTCGGCGTCGGCCATGTTGAAATTGCCGTGGAACGGCGGGCCGGAGAACCGCGTGCTCAGCGCCTCCATTTCTTCCGGCGTGGCCTTCAGCCCCCGCTTGGCGAAGTGCGAGAGGATCGCGTCGCGCGCCTCGGCCTCCCGCCGCACCAGCTCCTGGTCGGCCAGCACGCGCTGGCCGCGGCTCATCACCGGCGAGCCCCGCACCGGCACGTTCGGGTCGATCGGCGGTGCTGCCTGCGAGGCCGACAGGCGCATGGGCGCGGCCAGGCCCACCAGCGACGCGAGGCCGGACAGCCAGTCCTGCGCTCCCGCCTGCGGACGCTCGGCCGTCATGCCTTGCGCGTAGCGATCGAGCATCGTCCACGGATCCTGGTTCACCTCGGCGTCTTGCGGCGCCTGTCCGGGGTCCATCAGCAGCCGCGACAGGCCCCACGGCACGCTAGGCATCGTGATGCCTCCGATCGCGGACCACGTAGCCCTCGCGCTGGATCACGTCGTCCTTGGGCGGCGCCGGGTCGCCGGGGACCTGGATCTTCCGGCCCTCGCGCCACGCCAGGGAATCGTGGAAGTCGTAGGCGGCGGCTTCCGCCCACGTCGACACGTCACGGTCCTTGCCCTGCTCCCACGCCTCGTCGGCGGCATCGAGCTTGGCCGCGTAGCGCTCGAACCCGCCGTGCCGGTAGGTGTCGCAGTCCGCGAGGACCTCGAACACGGGCGCGCCGAGGAGCGACGGGTGGACGAAGAGCACGTTGACGTACCCCTCGCGCCACCCGTCCCAGAGATCCTTCTGCTTGCTGTGCTTACTCCACGCCGCCGGCCGCTCGCTGACGTACTGCGGGTGCTGCTCGCGCATCTTCCGCTCGATGATCCACATCTGCGTGAACCGACCCCAGCGCACCCGCAGCAGGGGGTCGTAGGCGCGCAGGTCCTTGACGAACCCGGACGGCGGCGTCACCGCTCACTTGTTCGCCAGGACGGTCACCACTGGCGTATCGGCGCCGGCCACGCCGGTCGCCCCGCCCGCGGTCGTGGTGGCGCCGAACGTGAGCGCGGTCGAGAAGATCGTGTCGTCGTTGCCCGGCAGGAACAGGAGCGTCACGCTCTTGGCCGCCGGCACCTTGAACGCGATATCCGCGCGCGTGGTGCCGAGGGTCACGCCGCCCGAGGCGACGTTGAACACCTGGACGAACGCCGGATTGGACGCGCCGGTCGGCGACGCCGCGTGAATGGCGTACACGCGCACAGGCCCGGTGCCCCACGGGGTGGACGACACCACCGCCGAGGGCGAGATCACGGTCAGGGTCAGGGCGTCGGAGAGCTCTTCCAGGTCGCCCGCCCAGCGCTTCATGATCTCCAGCCCGCGCTGCAGGCCATCGCGCTCGTACTGCGCCTTACAAGCCAGCTGGTACAGCGTCGCGGTGTTGGACATGGCGGCCTCCCTAGTGGTCGCGAATCAGGGTGCGGCTCGGCATCCCCTGATTGAAAAAGTCGGCGCGCACGGCGCCCACGGGAATGACCTGGGCCTGGCTCCGCATCGGATCGGCCGAGTCGACGTCCCACCCCTCGATCCGGCCGGTCTCGACCTGGACGGGGCTCGCATCGAGGATGAACTCGCCGCCGCACTCGATCACGAGCTCCGGCGGCGGGTTGATGGCGGCGAGCCGACACACAAAGCCCTCGTTGGTGTGCGCGTGCGCGTGGCCCTTCGTCAGGAGGTGCCGGGCCACCACGTAGGGCAGCGTCATCTCCTGGCGCTCGGGCGACCACTTGAACGGTTGCCCGTTGAACAGCACTTCGAGGGGCGGGGTGCCCTGCGCGCGGTCGCGCAGGGTCACCACCCGGTAGTCGATCGGCGGCGCGGACTGTTCGTCGTCGAGGAGCATGGCCGCCTCCTAGTGGACGTGCGCCACGACGACAGTCGCGGTGACGCCTTCCAGGCGGAACGAGCTCGCGGGCTTCTCGAACGCCGAGTTGTCCCAGATCCGGTAGAAGGCCTCGAACGCATCCCTCGCCGCGGAGCCGGTGCCGACGCGGCAGAGGATCGCGCCGTCCTCGTCGGCCCACTCGCCATTGGTCATGACGTAGCGGGTGAGGAAGCTCTCGTCGATGCCGAAGATCATTCCGTAGGGGGCGTATTTTTCCGCCATGACGGTGATCCCGCCGAAGCTGAGATCCCGCCCCTTGGCCGCGCGGGTGCCGGCGTCCGGATTCAGGAGCTCCGAGCCGACATAGCGCCGGGCGTCGTTGGTCACCGCCAGGTAGGCGCGTCGCACGCTGTGGTGCATGGCGAGCAGGCTGATGTCGCCGTCGCCGAGCTGGTCGGCGAGGTCGATGCCGCGCTGGATCACGTCGGCGGAGAGCGCGCCGACGCCGGTGATCACGTTCGCGCACCACAGCGGGTAGGTGGTGCGGTTCACGTTGTGCAGGGTCTGGACGTAGGTGCCGTCGTCGATGAGCCCGAGGAGGCCCATCATCTCCTTCTGGTAGCCGGAGTCGCTGACGTCCGTCGCGCCGGTCGTGTTCACCCGCACGATGTAGTCGTTGTCGGCGACGGCCGCGGCCATCGCGCTATCAACGGTCACGGTCTGGCCGTTCGCCGCGATGGACTGGATGGTGCGGTTCGCGGACGCGCGCATCGTCCCGGTCGCCGGATCGACGAACGCCACCGCCATCCCGGGATTCAGGAACCGCGCGCCGTTGGTCGCGCCGGCGATGCCGCCCGGCGCATCGACGGTCACCGTGGTGCCGGTGCCCGGATCGCCGTTCACGAGCGCGAACACGCCGCGCCCGTCGCCCCAGATCGCGCGCCCGCGCTCTGAGGACATGTCGGTGATGATGCCGCGCATCTCCTGCTCCATCGCCGCGGCGAACGCGTGGCGCTCGCCCTGCGAGGCTTTCATCACCTGGGCGGTGAGCAAAACGCGGCCGTACTGATACCGCATCGGGATGCGCGTGTTGGTGTAGCCCTGCTGCTGCGCGGCGGGCAGGTTGCCGTTCTCCGCCGCCCAGCCGCTCCCCTGGTTGCGGCGCACGTGCACGGGATACGTCACGACGCGGCCGCCCCAGTCGCGCGCTTCCTTCTGCAGGAAGCGATCGAGCATCTTGACCTTGGTCGGGATGATTTCTCGAATCCCGCCCTCGTAGACGTCCTTCAACACTTCGTCGTAGGCAGTGGTGTCCTGTCCGGCTGGCATAGGTCTACCCCGGCATCAACTCCGCGAGCCGCTGCATGGCCTTCTGGTGCAGCCGCTGCTCGAATTGCCGCTCCTGGCCCGGCTCGGGCCGGTCCGGCAACTCGGCGCCGCGCGCACCTCCGCCACGGAGGGGCGTCGGGAGTCGCTGCATGCGCTGTTTCGTCGTGGAGAGCGCCGCGTGCTGCTGGCGACGCAGGCCCGTGAGGAACGAGGCGTTCACCTCGTTGAAGGCTTCGGCGATGACGCTGCCGTCCCCGGCCCGGAATCGCGCATCGAGATCGGGGTCCGAGCGAATGACCCCGGCCACCATCTCCTCGACGTGGCGCAGCGCCCGGGGGTCGGTCGACAACCCGGCCTCCTTGGCGAGCGTCGCGAGCTGCGCCGTGCCGTTCGACACGATGCCCCGCTGGTGCGCCTGGTGGAGCTGCTGGTAGCCCTGATAGACCTGGGGCAGCACCCGGAGCTGCTCCTGCGCCTGGAGGATGGCGCGCAGCTCGGGATCGGCCTGCATCAGGGTCTTGAGCGTGCGGGCCGCCTCCAGGACTTCCTGGGTGGGCGGCTCGACGGGCGCACGCTGGGAAGACTCGTAGCGGGCGAGGCGATCGGTGAGCTGGCGGATGTGGGCCGCGGTCTGCGCCTGGCCGGCGCGGAACTCGCGGTTCTGCGCGATCAGCTGCTGGAACCGGGGATGCTGGTGAAACGGGACCTGCGCGTCGGGGTCCGTGTTTTGCGTCGCGGCCGACGTGGGGGACGCGCTGCTGTCGAATGCGGGGGGCGAGCCCGCGCCGCTGTCTGCGGCTACGCCTTCCATCTCGTCCATCGGACAACCCGCGCGACACCTCGACCGCCGCGAGCTCGGCCGAAACGAAATGAGGCCGTCGGGAAGATTCTCCCAACGGCCTCACCCGTTCCGTTCTCAGGCCCCCGGCGCGAGGACCGGGGCTTACGGGTCCCCGTCGAGACCACCTGCGAGTTTGACTAGGTCTGCGTTACCGCTCCTCCATCAACCGCCCGAGGGGCCTCTTCTGGGCGCGAGCGCGATCCTTGGCGAACTCCTGAGGGGTGTGCGTGGCGCCGGTCGAGAGGTTTTTCGCCTCCACGACCTTGCCCTTGCCGCGAAAAGCCAGGCGCACGGGTTGGCCGCCCTTCTTCGTCACGCGATAGCGGACATTGCCTTTCAACGGCACGGCGACACGATACCATCGGCATCGCCGATACCGTCAAGCAGAATCTACAGGTGGTGTGACACTTTACGGCACCGCTGCGCCGAGCGGGAGTGTGGCACCGCCCCGTTGAGCCGCTTCCAGCGCTTGCGTTTGAAGATCCCCGGGATCGGTTCGATCTCCTGGGGCTCGGCGGCCAGGAGGGCGGCCAGGAGCTCGGCCTCGTGGGGGTCCTCCGGGACGACCAGGTCGTGCGAGGGCACCACCCCGTAGAGCTCCGGGTCCCGCTTCCTGGGCTCCGGGAAGAAGCCGAACACCCCCTTGCAGTAGCGCCAGGTGTAGGTGCCCGACGCCTTGATCTTCCGGGGCGGCGGCGTCGGGTACGGCTCAGGCTCCGGCGGCGCCGCCGGCCTGTCCGGCAGCGGCGCCCACACCGTGTAGGCGTCCAGCTGGCGGAGCGCCTGCAAGGCCCGAGACTGCAGGGAGGGCTGCGGCTGGGGCGCCGGGGCGTCGCGCCACTCCAGGTGCAGTTGCGCGCACCGGGTCTCGCCCGGCACCGGCGCGTGCGGGCACGGCGCGTACCGGGGAGCGATCGGCGGCCCGATCTGCACGGCCATCTCGCAGAAGACGGGCTCGGTCGTTGCCGCCTCCAGGCGGGCGACGATGGTGGCCCTGGGGTAGAGGCTCGCCCAGTAGGCGGCGATCTCCTTGTCGTTCGCCTGCAGCGCGAGCGGGACGTTCCACCACTGCGCCGCCGGCCGCTTCCGCCAGGGCATCCCTACATCACTTCTTCCCCGACGACCCCACGATGACCTCTCGCCGCCCCGCCGGCACCGGGGGTGGGGGGGGTGGGGGTGGGGGCGGCGGCGCGGGCGGCGGCGCGACCTTCTTCGGCGCGTGCTTCGCGGCCTCCGGCGGCCCGACGCGGTACTCGCCGCACCACTCGGAGGCCACCAGGCGGGGCCAGCGCGGCGGGCGCGCGAGATCGTAGATGCCGGGCGGCGAGGCGGGCGGCGCGGTGCGCCGGCACTCGCCGACCGCCTCGCCAGCGAGCTCGACCTCGGCCGGCAGGCTGAGACTCAGGTTGTTGAAGTAGACGCAATCAAGGCAGGGCATAGCTCACCGATCCCTGTCGCGCGGCTTGCGCGACGGCGCGGGCACCTCGTCCTCGTGCAGGGCCTGGGCGATGGCCAGCAGGCCGGTGCGGATGTGGACGGCGGCTTCACGGATCGCCTGGGCGAGCTCGCGATCCCCGGGACCGTCGACCAGCAGGCCCTCCGTCGCGCTGGCCAGCCGTTCCAACGCCTCTTCGATGCGCGGCATCACTCGACTCCCTTCTCGGGCGCCAGCAGCTTCACGCCGACCACCGGCATGCCCGTCGCATCGGCGACGAGGCGCAAGATGGCCGGGGTGACCGTCTCGTCGTAATACGAGACGTCGGTGCGCGGCCACGACGGCGACGGCTCGCGGTCCCACTCCACGCGGATGTGCCCGAGCGTGTCGAGGTAGACGTTGCAGGAATTGCCGGACGGCAGGACGAACGAGCCCAGGTCGCGGCCCGATCCCCGCGCGCCGTAGTCGCAGTTGTCGTGCATCGGACAGCGGCCCATCTCACGCCCCCTTCTGCTGGCCCATCTCCTCGAACTCCCCTTCCATGCGCGCGGGTGAACTCCCGGCGTTCATGGGGTTCTGGTTCGGACGTCCGGGAGCGCCACGACCTGGCGGAGCGCCGGGACGCTGAGGCGTGCCCCCGCCCCCACCCTGGGCCTGCTGCATGGCCATCATCTGCTCGGCCGAGAGCTGGTCGTGCATGGCCTTGTGGCGCTCGGCCAGCATCTGCACCAGCGGGGGCAGGGTCTGGCTGTACTGGCCCTTCAGGAACCGGCCGTGCTCGCGGCTGTGAATGCCGTGATCGTCGACGCTCGGGCGCACGCGCGGGAGCTGCACGCCCAGGCCGGCGAAGACCTGCACGATCGACTCGTAGTCGAGCATCTGCAGCTCGGCCAGCTCGTCGGGCGCCGCCTGCTGCATCCGCGGGTCCTGGGCGAGCGCCGCGAAGGCCTCGTCCTCCATGACGGCGTTCTTGGCGTCGAGCGCGAAGGTCTCGACGAACTTCGTGCGCCCGTAGATCTCCAGGATCTTGAAGCGCTGCTCGGGATCGAGGGGCTGCACGATGCCGAGCGACACCAGCTGCTCGATCTCCGCGCGCTCGGCCATGTTCGTCCTCGGCATGGCGCTGCCCGCCTCCGGGACGACGTTGACGTGCCCCTCCAGGTCGGCGCCGAGGAACTTCTCGACCTCCCACTGCCCGTCGCGCCCCATGATCTGCAGCAGCCGGGGCTCGGTGACGTACTCCCGGAAGATGTCGACGGCCTGGGCCCCCCAGGCGGCCCAGGCGCTCTCCCACGTGATGAACAGCGGGGCGAAGCGGCTCTGGCCGCGTTCGTTCAGGATCTGCAGCGCGATGCCGGCGGACACGCCCTCCGGCCGCGAGCCCTTGATCACGTCGAACGTCGCCGCGAGCTCTTCGAGGTCCTGGTCGATCTTCTCTAGATAGGAGACGAAGCTGCCGTTGATCGGCTGGCCGGCGACCCGCTCGGGCTTCGCCGGCACCAGGGGCGAGTACCGGATCACCTGGCCCGGATGCCCGGTGAGCGTCACCACGTTGGCGCCCTCGGGCAGCAGCCAGACGGCATTGCCCATCGACATGCCGGCGAGCTCGATGATCGACTCCCACCGATTGCGCTGCGCTTGCTTGAGGGCGACGTCATCGGCGACGGTCTTGCTCCAGCCACTGCCCGGGACGAGCTGCTGCGGGAACCACGTGAACGGCAGGAACGGCTGCCCGCGCGAGTCGTGATACGGCAGCGGCCCGGCGTGCGCGAGCTGGTGATTCTTGCCGAGGGTGATCGCGAGCAGCCCCTCGGGATACTCCTTGGTCGGCAGCTGCCAGAACCACGTCTCGGTGATCTTCTTGGCCAGGCCCACCACGCCGTCGGGCTTGCGGGCGCTCTCGCCGAGGTGCGCGCCGAGGGTGGCCAGCGACTCCTGATAGAAGGCCTCCTGCACGGAGCCCAGCGAGTCGGGCTGCAGGCGCTCGGCGAGCTCGGGCCACCGTTCCTTGGCATGATCCAACGGCATCGACTTCTCGCGCAGACACTCGCGCTGTTTCGTCCAGTCGGCGATCGACGGATCGCTGAACATCTCGAAGCACGACACCACGTCGGTGTACATCCGCCCGATCGGCACCTGCTGGCCGAGCGGCTGGCCGTCCGGCCCCACGGCGGCCTCGGTGGGCGCCCCGCACGCCGCACACTGCCCGCCCGGCGTCGGCGGCTGCTGCAAGGCACACGCCGGACAGGCCTGATCGGGGATCAGGCGCGTGCCCCAGCGCGGATCGGGATCGTAGCCCGTCTCGACCCAGGCATCGCCGGTGTGCCCCACCCACTGCGCGAGGTACTGCCGCTGCATGCGCAGGCCGACCTCGCTCTCGATCACCTCGATCACGCGGCCGGCCACCCGCGCGGCGGCCCGATCATCGGTGTCGTCGGTCGCCGGCAGGAAGTTCAGGCGCGGCTCGATGCGCGCGAACACGCTGATCACCGCGGCCATGGTCGAGGCGTAGCGGTTGGTCACCGGCATCGGCACGGTGGGCGGCAGGACCACGTCGCGATAGCGCGCCTGGCCGCGGTCCCAGCGAATCCACTGCCGCCCGCGCAGGAACAGGAGGTTGCGGTAGGCCGGACGCAGGCGATTGCTCCGCCCGTGGCTCCACTCCTCGCGCTTGCGCGTGATCAGGTCGACGATGGCCCCGGGGTCGTAGCGGGTCTCCGGCGGCCTCGGCGGGCCGGGCGGCGCGCCCATCGGGGCGGCCGGCATCCCGGGCGGCGCCATCGTGGACGGCGCGCCCCCCAGGGCGGCCCCGAGCTGGTCTTCACGCATCGCCATGGCTTACTCTCCTGCGTTCGCGAACTCGGCGGTCTGGGCCAGGCGCTCCAGCACGTGCGCCTCGCGATCGCGCTGCTCGCTGGGCGTCGGGACGGTGACCGGGCCGTGCCCCTGCTGCGCCAGGAGGCGATCGACGGCGAACTCCGCCCGCTGCCGTTCGTGCACGAACTGTTCGCGCCAGAAGGCGATCTCCTCGCGGAGATGCGCAATGAACGGATCACGCTCCTCGCGACGCTCGTCTCGACGCTCGCGGCGCCCCCACCAGGTCATGCCGCCGCCCCCACCAGGTCGACAGCCCCGCCGTCGCCGCGCGTGCCCCCGCCGCGCATCCTCCGCGGCCGCCGCGGGGCGGACGGCCGCGGCGGGCGGCAGATCGCCACCGGCCCCGTGGCGCCCGGCGGCCCCGCGACGGCGCGCCGCGGGGGGCCAGGCTCGACGGTCGGCGTGCCCGGCGGCCCCGCGCTCCGCTGGCGACGCGCGCTCATCGCCAGAAGTCTCCGCGCATCCCGATCGTTTCGGGTGGAGTGTCCGCCGCCGTCGACAGCCGGTGGAGGTCGTAGGCCAGGCGCAGGGCGCCGCGATCGAGGGGCGGGGCCTTCCGCTCGGCGCGCGTGGCGAGCAGGGCGAGCTCGAAGGCGGCGCGGGCGTCGAGCTCGGGATCCCCGCTCGTCGCCAGGGGCGCGGGCGGGGCCGGCCGCAGGCGCAGCTGGAACAGATCGACGACGGCGTCGAGGAGGTCGTCGTGCTCGCTCTCCTTGTACGTCCGGAACCGACTGGCCTCTTCGAGGAAGTCGTCGAGCGCGGGACACTCCGTCGACACCCGGAGATTGCCGTGCTCCCAATGCGGTTGCAGGGCGCGGATCCGGATGTTCTTCTTCTGCCGGGTATCGCGTTCGAGTTTGGTGATGGGCAATTGATACCCGCGGCGCTCGCCTTCCTGGATGAGCAGCCGCCGGTAGATTTGCGCGAACCCGACCGCTTCGAAGCCGATCACCCGCACCCCGGGGATCGCGTCATAGGCGTCATAGATTTCGCGCAGGGTGCGATCCTCCGCCCAGCGCCCGCGGCGCAGGTCGAGGAGCCAGAGGACGCCGTTGCGATCGAACCCCCCCGTCGCGATGGCGGTGTAATCGGCCCAGGCCTTCGTGCTGATCGCGGGGTCGATGGTCATGGCGATCCAGAGCTGTTCGAGGCCGCCGGTCTCACTCTCGATCTGGGCGCGCGACTTGAGATAGGGCAGGATCTTGGCGCGGGCGAACACCGCGGTCGAGGCGTCCTCGGGATTGAGGAGCATCTGGGCGGCGAACACCTCGGCCCCCATCTCCGTGCGGAGCTCGGTCAGCCGCTCCAAACTGAAGCGCTCGGGAAACGTGGGCACCGTGCGGGCATCGGGCACGCTGGGCACGGTGCCGTCGGGGTTCTCCCAGCAGGCGATCTTGTAGACGCCCAGGCGCAGCCCCTCCTTCTGCTTCTGCTCCTGCAGATAGCTGTAGAGATCGGCGGTGGCCCAGGTGGTGCCGACGAGATCGAGGGTGGCGTGCGGTTCGAGCAGGGCGAGGGACTTGCGATACCAGTCCTTGACGCCTTCCAGGCCGTCGATGGTCTCGGAATTCTCCTTGCCCACCAAATCGTCAAACGTGCCGTGATCGTAGTGCTTACTGGTGAGCTCCCCCGTGATCCCAATCGCTTCGACACTGCATTCCCGGCGCGGCCGCCGCTTGATGGTCAACGCCGTCTTGGTCCACTTCTCCGCCTCCTTGCCGGGATCGTCATAGAGGAGATCGGGAAACGCCCAGAGGAGCTCGGGGGTTTGCAGCTTGGCCTGGATCTCCCCGAGCATGGCGGCGGCGTTGTCCTCCTTGTTACTGGCGATGAGGATGCGGATGGGCTTGGCGGGATCGCCTTTGACCCCGTCGTGGAGCAAGCGGCGGATGTTGCGGCCCACGGTGATGACCGACGTCTTGAAGTGCAGGCGCGGGCAGAGGTAGAGGTTCTTGGCGTAGGGGCTGGTATCGAGAAAGCGGCAGAGCGGCCCGTGAAAGGACGGGGTGAGATCGGTGTAGCCGAGGATGCGCTTGCAGAGGGCATAGGTATCGGTCAACGCGAGCATCCGGATGCCGGCCTTGGTGACGGCGGCGGGCGAGGACTTGCGAGCGGTCAGGGGGTCGACGGCCGATCCTCCCCCTGGAGCAGGACGGTGTCCTCGACGTCGTCGTCCTGCGCCTCCTCCGGCTCCGCGACGGGCGGCTCGGGCAGGCGTTCCACGAGGGGCACGCCGGTGGCGAGGGCGAAGGCGGCGGCGGTTTCCGGGCGGAGATCGCCGAGCATGGCGCGCAGGAGGGTGGCGGCCTCGCCGTGGCTGACCTTGTCCTGGTGCATGGTGAGGCCGAGGGTGATGTGCTTTTCCAGGTACAGGTGCGGCCGCAGGGCCTTGAGACGCACGATGGGGCCGACGACGTTCTTGGTCTGGGGATGCACGAGGACCTGTTCGAGGCGATCGGCATAGAGCTCCAGGGCATCCTCGACCTGCTGCCCGAAGCTCGGGTTGCGGGCGAGCTCGTCGAGCACCTGCGTCCTCGTGACCCCGGCGGCGCGGGCGGCGATCCAGCGACCGCCGACCTCTTCGAGCTCGGCGAGGAAGCGGGGCTGCCAGCCGTTACTCGGCACGGGCGGCCCCGATCAACCCCAAGCGTTCCGCTTCGGCGCGCACGGCCCGGCACCCGAGGCAGGTGCATTTCGGGCCATGGGCGACGACCTG